GCCGTCAAGAAGTGCGTCTTGAGGAACACGAACTCGTTTGCGTACTTCCATTCAGCAATTCCAACATTCCAAAGGATATCAAACGCCACATTGACTAACCAGGGTGGCACTGAAGAATCAAACCCTTGATAGTCAATGGACCAGATCATTCCCTTGGGATCTTGGAGCATGGTCGTCATTGCGCGATCAACGGATTCAGGCCCGCCGAATGCGGCAAAACAATCAGCTTTACGAAGCATCGGCATCATCGCATCGACCCATGATCGCTCAAGGATCGAAACAACCGCCGGCGCTTGGCAAATGGCTCGATAGCTTGCCACACAGTAATTCCCCTTCTGCTGTCCCCTCATTCCAACAGTGAAAGGCAGAGCCTCAATAAGAGACGCAAACTCTCGCCTGCTACGTTCGAGGGCAGCAAAAGAGATATCAGGGTGAGAAGTGCAATGCCAATAATCACCCTTCGGCGCGCTTTCTTCCAATTCTCGTCGCAACTCGACGGCCTTGGCAAACGCGTCCACACGATCTTCCTCCTTCCGACTCCAGAACGGACAACCGAGACCGTTCTTCTCTTTCCCCTCCCCTGGCATCTTAAGCAGGGTAGGGCCGCAGTGGGTGGGAAAACCCGCTTCGGTCAAACGACGATAAACACGCATTGCGGCTTTCCTCAGAGACCTATTCGTGAGCCCTGAGTCGTATCGCGACTTCTTCGGGGTAAACAGCTTCACTGCGCTCGGATGAACGGCAGTGGCGTAATCACCACGGACGTTGATCGAGCCGATCTTCTGTTCTTCTTCCCCTTCAAAGTCACGCAGCCACCGCGGGGCCAGGGTCAACTTACAATGGTCCCACACCTCACTGATAATGATCTGCCGCATTTCATAGGTCGTAGTCGGACGGCCCTCAGCGAGCCGTTCCTTCATACGACGTCTGACCAACGGTGTCACAAGATCCGTGCGATCCGGTCCCATGATCCGACCCATGTACGCCCTCAAGCGAGGATCGTACACGTTAGCGAGCGCCAAAAGCGCGCCAACCAACAAGCTGTACATGTCAACTACCTCCTACTACGAAATAAATCATGGAAAACCC